GAACCGCTATCGCTTAGCAGCTTTGGAGCTGTCGTGCAGCATGCGGCAGACGATTACTACGCCGCAGACACTCTGGCTCCTTGCGTGGATCGCACCATACTACGTGCCAGACTCGAGTCACATTTCCCTGCTCCTAAGATGGCGGCTTCGCTGCTCAGTTATCTTGACGGCATTCCTACTGCGGTGTCGGTCGCCAACGTCCGACAGCTTGCCCGTCACTTGTCTGCGTACAAGGTCGGGCTCGATCTTGCTGACGCTCTCACTCGAGCAGAGCGGCAACAAGCACGTTCCCTAGCAGAAAAATATCTGGAGCTCTCAGCAGATCAGCAAGATGCGCTGTCTGACTGGAAGCCGAGACTCACAGCGGAGGACTACTTCGGTGACAACAGCACAAAGCCCAAAATTCGAGTGTACCCCAATCGGCTCAACGAAGTTCTACACGGTGGAATTCGGGCGGGTCATGCTTGCCTTATTTTCGGCCGGCCCGGTAGCGGAAAGACGCTACTTACCGTCAATATGGTGGCGGGGATGGCGGCCGCGGGGCACAAAATCCTATACGTGGGTAATGAAGAGCCGCTGGGCACTCTTCAACATCGCTTTTTATCTCGTCTTGGAAGTGAAAGACTCTGGGATCTTGACAGCCCCGACAGAGCAGTGGCGCGAGCGGCGTATGAGCGAGCGGAGGCGAAAGCTCTGAGGCGCGGCTTCGGCAACGTGCATCTGCTGCACGGCGCCTACGGCATGCGCGATCTCGCTCCGTACATTGCCAAGGTGAAGCCGGACGTGCTGGTAATCGACCAGATACGGCACATGGACAGCGGCAAGAAAGGCGACGACAATCTCACCTATCGGCTCGAGGCAGTCTGTCGGCAGATGCGCGCCATGGCGCACGAGCACCAGCTCGTAGCGATCGGCATTACGCAGGCTGGGGACAGAGCCAGCGGCAAGGGCGTGCTCAGCATGGAGGACGTAGACAGCGCCAAGACCGGCGTGCAGGGCGCTGTGGATCTCATCATAGGCGTGGGCGTCACGGATGAGATGAAGCGGCAGAACAAGCGCATGCTGTCGCTCGCGCGGAATAAGCTCACAGGCAGAGAAGAGTTTTTTCCAATCTGGATTGATGAACAACACACGCGGGCTTCTGGAGGGCCGCCGCAATGACAGCCCGCTCTGATTTGTCCGGCCAGCGCTTTGGCAGGCTGGCAGTAGAGGCTTACGCTTGCACGCGAGCGGGCAGAGCCGTGTGGCTCTGCCGCTGCGCATGCGGCGCAAGCGCGCTCGTGCGCGGGGGCGATCTTAGATCCGGCAACACGCGGTCCTGCGGCTGCTTTGCTCTGGATACTCAGCGAGCTGTCGGACGTAGCAGCGCTGCGCGCGGGACTACGCACGGTCGCTCAAGAACTCCGCAATACAAAGCGTGGGCAGGCATGCTGCAGCGCTGCAGCAACAAAAACGCACGCGCGTATAAGTATTACGGCGCTAGGGGCATAAAAGCATGCCCTAGATGGTTTCGCTTTGAGAACTTCCTCGCGGACATGGGTGAACGACCCCCAGGCAAGACTCTCGACCGCATCAACAACGACGGCAATTATGAGCCCAGTAACTGCCGCTGGGCCACGCCCAAAGAGCAGCAGGCTAACCGCAGGGTTTCCAAATGAAGCTGCTCGAGGCTGCCAGCGGCCGGCTGTACGTCGACATGCCGTGGCTGTGCATCGACTTTGAAACGAAGCTCGAGGATCACAGCAAGGTGGTCATGGTGGCGTGGCAGGAAGGCTGGGATGCCGGCCCTGCCTGGCAGGCACCTAGCGAGCTGTACCACAGCTTCCCCGTAAAGAGCTACTACGGCGACCCTGCAGGCTGCCGGCCGTTCTGGGAAGCGCTGGAGAAGGCCAAGCGCGGCGGCTTCATCATCGCGCACAACGCCAAGTTTGAGGCGCACAGGCTTGCAGAGTACGGGCTGGACCCGACCGAACACGTTTGGTTCGACACCATGCTGGCGGAGTGGGTACTGCTCGGCAACAATCCCGGCAAGCTGCGCTACGGGCTCGGAGCTCTAGCCGCCCGCTACGGCGAGGCCGGCAAAGAGCGCAGCGTTGCTACCGCGATGGACGCCGGCGTCTGCCCGTCCGACATGCCGCAGCACAAGCTGGTGGCGCGCTGCAAGCGCGACGTGCGTGTTACGGCGGCGATCGCAATGAAGCAGATCAAGCTGCTCGAGGAGCGCAAGCTGCTGCCTGTCATTGCGCAGCGCTGCCTGGTCATGCCTGTGCTGTGCCAGATCGAGCGCAGCGGTATCTGCCTGGCGAAGGACGACGTGCATGCCGTCCACGCTGACTACAGCGCGCGGCACAAGCTGCTGAAGCAGAGCTTCGACAAGCTGACCGGCGGCATCAACCAGCGCAGCACAGCACAGATGGCGCACTACCTGTATGGCGGCGGCATGATCGAGGTTAAGGCCGAGGATGGCACGAAGAGCATGGCGCCGAATCCGGCGCCGTCGCTGAAGCTGCCGGAGCTCATGAACGCGCGGCGGGAGCCGCGGCGCAAAGCCGCAACAAAGCAGTTCCCCAACGGGCTGCCAATGACAGACAAGATGACGCTGGCTGCGCTGGCTAGCAAAGCCAAGACGAAAAAGCAGAAGGAATTCTTCGAGCTGAAGCGCGAGCTCGGGCAAGTCGAGTCTGCGCTGTCTAAGAACCTGGAGTTCTTCAAGGGCGTGGTCGACGAGCGCGACGGCATATTCCGCGCTGAGATACGGCAATGCACTACCAGCACGCACAGGCTATCCGGCCGCGGCATCCCGCAGCAGTTCCTGCAGTTCCCCGACGGCGAGAAGTCCGTGCAGTCGCAGAACATGCCGCGCGAGTTCAAGTGCTTGCAGATGAGCCGAGACCCGGCCTACTTCATCACATCGGCTGACGCATCGCAGCTCGAGTTCCGCGTCGCTGCCTTCCTCGGGCAGGATGCTATCGCGATCGGCGACTTGCGCCGCCCTGACTTCGACGCGCACATTCAGACGCTGACGGTCATGCTCAACGGCAGCTGGGATCAGGAGCTTTACAACAGCCTGTTCGCGCGCTGGAAGGCTGGCGACAAGGAAGTGAAGCTGCAACGCGCCAGCAACACGCTGACGAAGTCGCACACATTCAAGCCGCTGTACGGCGGTGAGAAGGGCAGCGAGCGCGAGATGGCGTATTACAGCTGGTTCCGCGAGCATTACAGCGGCATTAGCCAGACGCAGGACAAGTGGCTGCAGGCTGTCGAGGAGCACGGCGAGCTGCGTACAGCGACCGGGCTGACGTTCTACTGGCCGAACATCGGCCACAGACAGGATGGCACTGCTGTCGACAAGTCGACGGGCAAGCCCGTACGGCCGAGCGTGTGCAACTACCCAGTGCAGTACCTTGCCACAGGCGAGATAGTGCTGATCTCGCTAGTATGCCTCTGGCGGCGCGTGAAGGCGGCCGGGCTGCGTGTTCGGTTCACGAACACCGTGCACGACAACATCGACGCAGAGGTGCATCGCGACGACATCGAGGCGTATAAGTCCTTGGTTACTAAGGCTTTTACTACCGACGTTTACAAGTACTTGCGCGCCGTGTATAATATTGACTTCAACGTCCCGCTCGGCACTGAGCTGGCGTGGGGCGAGAGATTGGGAGAGGGCGAGAGCATGAAGGTTGCAATCGACCCGGCAGTGGTTTAGAGTTCGAGTTCTTCAACGGAGGATAAGATCATGGCAGTTTTGAAAGGCGCCCGCGTCAACAAGGTGGGCGATAGCAAGTTCGGCAAAGGCAAGCGCTGGATTGCCGTCAAGCACGAAGAGTACGACGGCTTCCTGAATGTCGACGACGCCAGCATCGAAGTGAATCAGGGCGACGTGCTCGACATCATGTACGAGCAGAAGGGCAAGAGCCTCGTCGTCACGAAGGTGCGGTCTGCGGCCGGCGGCGCTCCCCCGGCAGCGGCAGCTTCGGCGCCGTCGTCAGGCGGCGGCAACAACCGCTACTCCGATGCGACGCAGCAGTCGATTGTGATGCAGCATGCGCAGAAGGTGAGCGCGCAGCTCGTCACGTTGTTCGTCGACAAGGGCGTCATCAAGCTCGGCGCGCAAGCGAAGCAGCACGCGCAGCTCCTCGAGCTGTTCGACGAGCTGTCCGCGCACATCTTCAGCACTGCGCAGGGCGCCGGCTTGCAAGCGATCGTGGAGGAGCAGGCCGCGCTGAAGGCGGAGCTCGATCCCGCGAACGATGCGGATGCGGACACGCCGAAGGAAGAGCCAGCCGACAAGGACGCCGGCGGCAGCGACTTCGACGATGACTTCGACGCGAACTGAGGGAGAAGGCAGTGGGCGCTAGCATGTTGTGGGATGAAATCGAGCCGGCGTATGCTGAGTACGCAGCAGAAGAGGCCGTACTAGACGCTCTATGCGGCGTCTGCCCCGCCTGGTGGCGGTCACTGCCGGAGTTTCAGCCGTGAGCCTGGTAGCAGCATTCGATGCCGATAGCGTAGTTTATGCGTGCGGCTTTGCGGCGCAGAAGACGTGGTACTACGTCTACGAGGTCGGCATCTTCGACAGCGTCAAGGACGCGAAGGAAGCTGCTGAGAAGCGCGGTGCTAAGCATATCTTCAAAGCCGTCGAGCCAGAGCCGATCGAAAACTGCCTGCACAGCGTGAAGCTGCAGTTGCAGAAGGCGCACAAAGCGGTGGAGGAGCGGTTCGGCCGAAAGGCCGAGCTGCGCGTCTTCCTGACCGGCAGCGGCAACTTCCGCGACCGGATAGCTACCATCCGGCCCTACAAGGGCAACCGCACTGCAGACAAGCCTGTGCATATGGCAGCCATCCGCGACTATATGGTGCGGCAGTGGGGCGCACAAGTCATCTGGGGCTACGAGGCGGATGACGAGGTCAGCATCTTGCAGACCGAGCTCGGCGACGACTGCGTCGTCTGCGGTATCGACAAGGACTTGCTGGGCACACCGGGATGGCACTACGTCCCAGAAAAGGGCTTTAAGAAAGTCGGCGAGCGCGAAGCACTGATGCGGCTGTATGCGCAGATCCTGGCTGGCGATTCTACGGACAACATTCCAGGCTGTTACAAGCTGGGGCGCAAGGGTGCTATCAAGCTGGTGAAGGAGTGCGGCGGCAGCGATGAGGACGCGCTGTGGCACCTGGCGCTGCACGCCTACACCGCCAGCATAGTCCAGCACGGCGTCGACGCCTGCGGCTATGCTGATCCTGAAGCAGCGGCTCTTGAGACGGCACGTCTCGTTTACCTGCTGCGCGAGCGCCCGCGTTGGAATCCGGATACTGGTATGCTTGCGGAGGAGTGCTTGTGGAAGCCGCCCGCAGCTCGGTAAAGCACATGGTCGGCTTTGTCGGTGGACAACGCCGAAGGAGCAGGCAATGAATCGGAGGAAGCCCTGTGAGTAACCCAGAGCCAGGAAACCCCGTACACAAGCTCGCAGTCGGCATCGGCTGCCTGCTAGCGCTGCTGCTCGTAACCTGCGATCGTGCGCACGCCTCCGAGCTGAAGCCTTGGGTATTTGAGTTCGAGTTTGCTGCCGGCCTGCCCAGCATGGACAAGCTGCTGAAGCCGGACTTCTGCAGCAAGGTCATACCGGCCGAGCACGCAAAGAAGTACCTCGATCTCGGCAAGCCTGCCGGGCTAGAGATCAGTTGCGGCAACAACCAGCCGATGTACCTGCACTTCCTGGGGCGGGAGTGCTGGAAGCCGTTGCCGAACTTTCGCATGGAATGCGGCTGGCGGCACTTCAGCTCGCCCAGCGATGGGAACGAGATCACGTTCGACGCCTTTTCTGTGAAGGGCGCATTCAGATTCGGGGGCAAGCGATGAGCGGCCGCAGCAGCAGGCAGAAGGGCCAACGTGGGGAGCGGCAGATTTTTGCCCTTCTCAACAGCCTTCTTGGGCGGGAAGTTTTTCGGCGCAACTTGTCACAGACCCGCGCCGGCGGGGCGGACCACGAGGCTGATGACTTGCCGGTTGCGCTGGAGGTAAAGTTTCAGGAGAAGCTGAACATCGGCACTTGGCTGAAGCAGGCGCGCGAGCAAGCTGCCGGCCGTATTCCAGCACTTGCATACCGGCAGAGCCGGGAGGAATGGACGGTGCTGGTGGAGCTGACGCCGGAGCAGTTCACGCAGTGGCTGAAGATGAGGCCGCTGCCATGACGCTCGCAGAATACGCTGCCGCCTGGTCTGGATCGCACGCGCTGCTGATGCGCAGACTGACTACGCTGTTCGACGAGAAGTGGGCGCTCGTGCTCACAGGCAAGCACGACTACAACGGCTACGCCCAGGAGCAGTCCGACTGCTATGCGGAGCACGCAAAGGAAGCCGATCGGCTGTGGCGGGAGTATAACGGATGACCGCCGGTAAGCTCTGCTACCTAGTCACCAGCGGCACGAGCATGAACGATCATGCCCGCGTCGACTGGCTGAACTTCCGCCTGAAGCACGGGCAGATAAAGCGTGTCTACCTGAAGCTGCCTGGCGATCATACCGGCGCTGCGACGATGATCAACATCGCGCAGAAGATCTCGCAGCATGCCCGCCCGTATGCTACAGTGCGCGTGCTGCGCGATGCGAAGCCGCGCTATCCTCAGCCTCGTAGTGGAACACAAGCCGGAGGATGCTCCTCCGCCGGATGACAGGAGAGCCGCATGACCCGCGAGTTTGAGCATCCGTGGACGCCGGCCAAGATGGCGGAGTACGCAGCTGCGCTGGAAAAGGCTGAAGCTGCGAAGCGCGGCCCTGCTTCCTCCAAGCAGGTGAACGGCGATCATTACAAGTCGATGGCGATACAGCCGTCGGAGTACATCCACCGCAACGGGCTGAACTGGTGCGAGGGCAA